CGCATTCACGCGCTGTGCGCCAAAGAAGCCAAGCTCTTTCTTATCCCGGGTGATTCACTCGCCTTTGCATGAAAAACCGCATCCAGGAGGCCACCCACTTGCACTGAGTTGATCGAACCATGGGACTGTCCATTCGCGCCTACGCGCGCCACCGAGGCGTGTCGCACGTGGCCGTCAAGAAGGCCATCGACACGGGGCGCATCACGCCCTTACCGGACGGCACGATCGATCCGGTGGCGGCCGATGCCCAGTGGGCGGCCAACACCACGCCGACCCGGCGGTCAGTGGCGGCAGAGTCCAGAGAAGCACCGCAGGCGCCCGCAGCAGCCCGCGATATTCCGCATGCGCCCGCAAAAGTGGTGCGTGAAGCAGCAGAGCCGCCGACACCTGCGCTCTCCACCGGCGGTACGTCACTGCTGCAGGCGCGCACTGTCAACGAAGTGGTCAAGGCGCAGACCAACAAGGTGCGTCTGGCTCGTCTCAAGGGTGAGCTGGTCGACCGCTCGCAGGCCGTGGCCCACGTCTTCAAACTGGCCCGTGCCGAGCGCGATGCCTGGCTCAACTGGCCGGCACGGATCTCGGCGCAGATGGCGGCCGGCCTGAACGTCGATCCCCATGTGCTGCACGTCGCGCTGGACGCTGCCGTGCGCCAGCAGCTGCAGGACCTGGGTGACTTGCAGCCGAAAGTCGATTGACCATGGACGAGCTCTACTACGAAGGCTGGGACGCGATCGAGCGCGCCTGGCGCGAAGGTCTCACACCCGATCCGCTGCTGACCGTGTCCGAATGGGCGGACAAGCACCGGGTGCTCTCCAGCAAGGCAGCCTCGGAACCAGGCCGCTGGCGCACCACCCGCACGCCTTACTTGCGCGAGATCATGGATTGCTTGTCCCCGATGTCACCAATCGAGCGGGTGGTGTTCATGAAGGGTGCCCAGGTCGGTGGGACGGAGCTGGGCCTGAACTGGGTCGGCTACGTGATCCACCACGCCCCGGGTCCGATGATGGCGGTGTGGCCGACGGTCGAGATGGCCAAGCGGGCCTCCAAGCAGCGCATCGATGCGCTGATCGAAGAAAGCCCCGCCATCCAGGAGCGGATCGCTCCGGCACGCAGCCGCGACTCGGGCAACACCATCCTGGCCAAGGAGTTCCACGGCGGGGTGCTGGTCATGACCGGCGCCAACAGCGCGGTGGGACTGCGCTCCATGCCCGTGCGGTACCTGTTCCTGGATGAGGTCGATGGCTATCCGCTCGATGTCGAGGGTGAAGGCGATGCGATCTCGCTGGCTGAAGCGCGCACCCGCACCTTTGCCCGGCGCAAGATCTTGATCGTTTCCACCCCGACCATTGCCGGTGCCAGCGCGGTCGATCGGGAGTTCGACGCGTCGGACCAGCGCCGCTACTTCGTGCCGTGCCCGCACTGCAATCACCGCCAGTGGCTGCGCTTTGAACAGTTGAGATGGGAACGCGGTCAGCCGGAAACGGCGGCCTACATCTGCGAAGGTTGTGGCGAGCCCATCGCCGAGCATCACAAGACCTGGATGCTGGAAAACGGCCAGTGGCAGGCCTGCGCGCCGGAGAACGCGGGACGCACGGCCGGGTTTCACCTGTCGAGTCTGTACAGCCCGGTAGGCTGGCGCAGCTGGATCGAGATTGCCCGGGCCTGGGAGTCGGCGGCGATGTCTGACACCCGTTCGGCCTCGGCGATCAAGACCTTCAAGAACACCGAACTGGGCGAGACGTGGGTCGAAGAGGGCGAAGCGCCGGATTGGCAGCGCCTGCTGGAACGGCGTGAGGATTACCGCGTCGGCACCGTACCCGCGGGCGGCTTGCTGCTCACCGCTGGCGCCGACGTGCAAAAGGACCGCATCGAAGTTTCGGTCTGGGCCTTCGGGCGGGGCAAGGCATCGTGGTTGGTCGAGCACCGGGTGCTGATGGGGGACACGGCCCGTACCGAAGTCTGGTCGGCCCTGGCCAAGCTGATGGGTGAGACATGGACCCACAGCAGTGGCTGCCAACTCAGCCTGGCACGTATCGCCCTGGATACCGGTTACGCCACGCAGGAAGCCTATGCCTTCGTGCGCAGCGTGCGCGATGCCCGACTCATGCCCATCAAGGGCATTGCCGGTGGTGCGGCGTTAATCGGCACGCCTACTGCGGTGGATGCCACAGCGATCGGCAAAAAGCTGCGCCGGGGCATCAAGGTGTTCCCGGTGGCCGGCGGCATTGCCAAGCTGGAGTTCTACAACAACCTGCGCAAGAGCGCGGAGGTGGCCGAGGACGGCGTGACGACCATCTACCCCGCCGGCTACGTGCACCTGCCCAAGGTCGATGCCGAGTACCTGCAGCAACTCTGTGCCGAGCAGCTGATCACACGGCGCGACCGCAATGGCTTTGCCCATCGCGAGTGGCAAAAGATGCGTGAACGCAACGAGGCGCTGGACTGCTACGTCTACGCCCGAGCCGCTGCGGCAGCGGCTGGCCTGGACCGGCTCGAAGACCGTCACTGGCTCGAATTGGAAAAACAACTGGGCGTCGGCCCACCGACCGACGCCATTACTACTGACACCCCCGAGGCCACCCGAGAACAGAGGTTTGACGGTGGCCTCAGCACTTCTGGCAACACATCAGCGCCTGCGCGCCGAGTGGTGCGCAGCCGATGGATGACCTGACATGACCTACACCCCTGAACACCTGCAGGCCTTGCGTGAAGCACTGGCCAGCGGCGAGCACCGCGTGAGCTTCGACGGCAAGAGTATCGAATACCGCAGCGTGGCCGATCTCAAGGCCGCGATCACCGAGGTCGAGGCCACCATCGCCCGTGAGTCTGGGGCACCGAAATCGCGCCAGATCCGTGTGAACACGAGCAAGGCGCTCTGATGGCCTGGCTCAAAACCATGTCCCGGATCAGTCGCCGCATGTTCGGTGGCACGCCGGTCTATGACGGTACCGGTGGTGGCCGTCGGGCCCTGGGCTGGATGCCGGGCAACCCGGGCGCGGTGGCTGCCTTGTCGCTGGCTCAGGATGAGCTGCGTGCCAAGAGCCGAGATCTGGTGCGGCGCAATGCTTGGGCGGCTGCTGGCATTGAGGCCTTCGTGGCCAATGCCATCGGCACTGGCATCAAGCCGCAGAGCATGGTGCAAGACCAAGCCACCCGTGAAGCCATCCACAGCCTGTGGTGGGACTGGTGTGAGCAAGCCGATGCCGCAGGGCTGACTGACTTCTACGGTCTACAGGCCTTGGCTACCCGGGCGATGCTCGAGGGCGGCGAAGCCCTGATCCGACTCCGCTACCGGCGCGTCGAAGATGGTCTACCGGTGGCACTGCAGATCCAGGTGCTGGAGGCGGAACACCTGCCAACCACCATGAACCGCGACTTGGCCGGCGGAAATGTGATCCGCGCGGGCATCGAGTTCGACCGGCTCGGTCGTCGGGTGGCGTACCACCTGTACCGATCGCATCCGAACGACGGGTTGTTGGCCCCGATGTCCAGCCAAGGTGGGATGGACACCGTGCGGGTTGATGCCAGTGAAGTGATCCACCTGTTCCGTCCCTTGCGACCTGGCCAGATCCGAGGCGAGCCGTGGCTCACGCGGGCACTGGTCAAGCTCAACGAACTCGACCAGTACGACGACGCCGAATTGGTTCGCAAGAAAACCGCCGCCATGTTTGCCGGCTTCATCACGCGCATGGCCCCAGAAGACAACCTGATGGGCGAGTCGGCGGCCGATGCGAATGGCGTGGCAATGGCTGGCATGGAGCCTGGCACGCTGCAGATCCTGGAGCCGGGTGAAGACATCAAGTTCTCGGCTCCGGCTGACGTTGGCAGTTCTTATGCCGAATTCATGCGTCAGCAGTTCAGAGCGGTGGCCGCTGCCATGGGCATCACCTACGAGATGCTCACCGGCGACCTGACGCAGGTGAACTACTCGTCGATCCGTGCTGGGTTACTTGAATTCCGCCGCCGCTGCGAAGCCTTGCAGCACGGGGTGATCGTGCACCAACTGTGCCGCCCGATCTGGCGCACCTGGATGGATCAGGCGGTGTTGGAAGGGGCCATTGATCTGCCGGGCTACCGCAAAGAACGCCGCACCTACCAGGCAGCCAAGTGGATCCCGCAGGGTTGGAGTTGGGTCGATCCGCAAAAGGAATTCAACGCCATGAAGCTCGCCATTCGGGCAGGTCTCATGAGCCGCTCGGAAGCGATTTCCGGCAATGGCTATGACGCCGAGGACGTCGATCGGGAAATCGCAGCCGACAACGCCCGGGCCGATGCGCTGGGCCTGGTCTTTGACTCCGATGCCCGGCATGACCAGGCGCCCGCACCGGCACCCAATGACACCCAAGACGGTCAGGCCACTGACGAGTCTTCAGCCGATCCCATGACTGCACCCAACAACAACCAGGACGCTCAACCATGACTTACCTTGCCTCCCGCCTGTTCGGGACGCCCTTACTCATCCACCGACCCAAGCTGGACGTGATCTTGTCAGTCGTCGGCCAGCGCCTCGGCATGGCCGATGTGCCTGCGATGCCCATGATGGACATGGCCGCTTTCCAACGGCCCACGCTGGCCAGCGCACCTGAGGGCATTGCTGTGATCCACATCCATGGCTCGCTAGTCAAACGCTCTCTCGGCATGGAGGCAGCCTCGGGCCTGACGTCCTACGGCGAGATCGCTGCGATGCTGGATGCGGCACTGGCCGACCCGCAGGTCAGCGGCATCCTGCTGGACATCGACTCCCCGGGTGGCGAAGCCTCGGGCAGTTTCGAGTTGGCGCGGCGAGTGCGTGAAGCAACGGCTATCAAACCCGTCTGGGCCGTGGCCAACGACGCTGCGTACTCAGCAGCGTATGCGATTGCCGCCAGCGCGCAGCGATTGTTCGTGACAGAAACCGGTGGTGTCGGCTCCATTGGCGTGATCGCCTTGCATGTTGACCAGTCGGTCAAGGACGCCAAGGAGGGCTACCACTTCACCGCGATCACGGCCGGTGCGCATAAGAACGACTACTCACCGCATGAGCCTTTGTCGGATGCGGCCAAGACCGAACTGCAGGGCGAGGTCGATCGGCTCTACGCCATCTTCACCGAACACGTGGCTGCCATGCGCGGCCTGGATCTCGCTGCCGTGCGCGCCACCGAGGCTGGGCTGTACTTCGGCACGAATGCCGTGGCCCAGGGCCTTGCCGATGGTGTCCAGACGCTGGAGGCCACCCTCAGCCAATTCCACCAGTTCCTTAACGCCCGTAACCATTCGCCGTCTCAGGTGCGGGGCGTCATCCGTGCTGAGACGGCACTCCCAAAGAAGGAAATGACCATGAACGAAGAAGACAAAGTGCTGGAGACCATCGGTGTCGACGAAGCGGCAGTGTTGGTCGCTGATGCCCGTCGTGAAGTCACCCAAACCGCCCAGGCGATCGCCGAGCTTTGCCTACTGGCTGGTTGCCCCGATCGCGCGGCCGAGTTCATCGCCGCTGGCAAATCCCAAGCCGATGTGCGCCGCGTGCTGATCGATGCCCGTGCCGCGCAGTCCGATGCCGCCGACATCCGCTCCACGATCACCGTGGATGCGGGCACACAGTCTCTGGATCGCCCTGAGACCTCGCCCATCGTGGCTGCCGTCAAGAAACTCACCGCCCAATCCTGAGAAAGGAATCCGCCATGCCCG